TTCCGAGGTGTTTAATGAGTTTCTTACAGAAGACGTAGTTCGTCTTTCAAAACTAAACTAATTTCACTTTAATAATATGTTAGAAAACAATACTTCAAAAGCTCTCTGTGACAAGTGGGCACCAATTTTGGAAGGCGTTGAGGATACGTACACTCGTGAGACAACTGCAGTTCTTCTTGAAAATCAAGCCCGCCACGTACTTGCTGAGCAAAGCAAGTCTGGTATGCTAGAAGAAGCTACTACAGCTGTCGGTAACTTGGGTACATTCCAAAAATTCGCTTTTCCATTAGTACGCCGGGTTTTCCCGGAGCTTATTGCCAATAAGGTAGTAGGTGTTCAACCAATGCAAGGTCCAGTATCTCAGGTGTTCTACCTAGGTATGGATCGCACTAAGGGTAATGCTGAAGGCGGTCAAACCGAAACAGTTTACAGCAAGCATAAACTAACTTACAAAGGTAATACCGCTGGTAAACACGGTAATACTGGAGGTTTGGATGCTAATTCTGGTACCTTCGATGCTTCAAACTCTGAAGTTTCAGCAGGTATGGGTGTAGAAACTATGGGCATGGATATTGCGGCTTTCCCAGTCTCAAGCACCATCTCAGGTTTTGCTACATCAGCGGGTGAAGCTCTTGGTACTGGCGCAACGTCAATCCCAGATCTTAGCTTCCACATCGAGCAACAAGCTGTAATTGCTAAGACACGTAAATTCCGTGCTCTTTGGACAATTGAAGCTGCGCAAGACCTAAAAGCTTATCACAACCTTGATCTTGAGCGTGAACTAACTGACCTTCTAGGTAAGGAAGTTGCTCTTGAAATTGACCGTGAAATTCTTGAAGATCTTCGCTCAATTGCTTATGATGCTATCGATTCAGATAATGATTTGTTTAACCGCGCTGCATTAGATAACGCTGGTTCAAACGCATTCCCACAATCTGACGCAGGTCCTAATGGTGACTACGAATACGGATTTACTACAGATAATGCAGAAAATCTTGGTGGTAATCCTAACGTAACATTTGTTGATTTTGCTACAACAGCTCTATCACTAGCTCCTCGTCACGTAGGTGAAGTCTACTCGAATCTTCTAGCTGCAGTTAACTTTGCTGCTCAGGATATTTACAAGACAACATTCCGTGGTGCAGGTAATTACATTATTACATCTCCAATCGTTGCAGCTATGCTTCAATCAGCTGCTAAGCTTGAAGGTGGTATCGATGCATCTGAAGCCGGTCAACTTGGTGCTAATATACAGTACAAAGGTAAGTGGGCAGGCATGTACGATGTTTACGTAGATCCAATGTGGCCAGAGGATGAAATCCTTGTAGGTTACAAAGGTGCAAATGCTATGGAAACTGGCTATGTATATTCACCATATATTCCAGTCCAAATGCTTCCAACTGTTGTAGATCCTGATAGCTTCCAACCACGTAAGGGTTTGATTACTCGCTACGGTAAGACCGCTATCTCTCCATCTTCACGTTGGTACAGAATTGTTCGTCTCGTCGGTGCTGACAGCCGTTACCTAACTTCACCGTTCGGTACTCTAAGTCACACGTTTGACGGAGCAGCTGTTTAATAACTAAACAATAGTTTTTAAATAAGAAGGAGGCTTTCTAGCCTCCTTCTTTTGCTATATAATGGAGAGGATACTATGAAATATATAAATACAACATCTAATAACATTTTCGCACAGGTAAATGGACAAACGGTAATTGTGGCTCCTGGAGCGGAAATACAAGGCAGTGAGGCATTAGCAAGCTTTGGACTTACCCGTAAGGAGGTAAAAAAAGCTAAACCACCCGTAGCTCCAAAAAAGAAAAAAGCTAAACCACCCGTAGCTCCGATAAAGAAAAAAGCTAAACCACCCGTAGCTCCGATAAAGAAAAAAGCTAAACCAGCCGTAATTCTTAAAGAGGAGGAACCTATCCTTAACCCAGAATTTGTAAAACCTAATGAGCTCTCAGAAACCGATAAGACCGAAGACTAGTTGGGGTAATACTACCGCATCTAAAGTAGGATCAACTAGCGACGCTAGCGCCCACATCCCTTTTGGGGATATTAACTATGATACTTTAAACCGCAGTCGTTTTTCCGACGCTGTGGAGTTTAATAAATTTTATTCAAGTATCAAGGATTCTATACTATCCCGTTTAGGATCCCCCGTAATCAGAGTAGAGCTTACAGATCATCAAATATTGACGGTAGTCGATGAAGCTGTTTCTAAGTTAGATTATCATGCTCCTGCCTGGTGTACCAATTATATGTCGTTTACTACTCAAGTAAACCAAAATTTGTACGAACTTCCACGATTTGTAATGAATAACTTACAATACGTGGTCTATAAGAAATCGCTTCTATCTGTAGCCCAACAACAAGGCTCTCTGGAATTTGATTTCTTTATTAAATATTTTCAAGATAATTTCCTTTTTAAGGATTTTCAAGTCACAGATTTTCTTTTAATGACCATGCACTTAGAACAGATGCGTAAGATCCTTTCCATGGAGGGTTCTTTCGATATTATTGACAACCGTTATATAATGGTGTATCCTATGCCAATGCGAGCTGAAGAAGTGATTATTCAGTTTAGAAGCTTGAATAGCGACACCTTACATCCGTTCTATATCAATTGGGTGCAGAAGTTCGCCACAGCCGCAGCTCAGGTAATTCTTGGAGGTATTAGAGGTAAGTATACAACTCTACCGTCTCCTGGAGGGGGAGCACAGTTAAACGGGCAAGATCTAGTTCAACAGGGTTCTGATGAGATGGCACGTCTAGAAGAAGTACTTCTCTATGAAATAGAAGAACCTGCAGCATTTACTACATTTTAATGGCTAACGGAAAAAATCTTAGATACAATTCCCCGCATGAAATTAAAGTTTCATTTGCGGATGAAGAGATGTTTTCTAAGAGTTCCGGAGAGTTAAATATGTTTGATACAGCCAACCCGGATACTAGATTATTTGATACAGTTGATGGTGAAATGATTCGATTAGCAGGATCGGAACTTTTATTATTCAGATATACCCGAGATGAGAACTACGACCACCTCTACGATGAACACCCAGGTAAAGTGATATACCATAAACCTGTAATTGTATACGGACATTATGATCCTAAGCCCGTGGAGGAGGAGATGAGTGAATTTGGAATTGAGTTAACAAATGACCAAATTTTTACTTTTAATAAAACTACTATTGAACACGCATTAGGTCGTCCTTTAGCTTCTGGGGATGTAATTAAACCACGATTTCAAAATATTTATTACGAAGTATTTGAAGTTCAAGAGGATAGTTTCGAAGCTTACGGAGTATACCATTTAGTATGTGCAGCGAAAATCTTAAGAGATGCAAAAGACTTACTGGGAAATCAGTACATCGAGGATAACCAAATAAACTAATGAGAGGAGCAGATTACTTTAGAGGAAAAATACAGGAGTTTGAAAAGATAGCACCTCCTGAAAAATCTAATTTTTATAGAGAATACACTAAGTTCATACTAGAACTTATGAAGTCCGTTCAGTATATCGATGCTGAGGATAAAGCAAAGCAAGTTACCGCATTTTTCGCAAACCCTGAAAGAGCTATTGCCAAATTAAAAGAGGATAGAAATATAACATTACCTGTTATTACAGTATCTATAGACGATATTGATGAAGACGTAGATCGCAGAAGGACTTCCAAGAATATTGAAATTTCTACAATATGGGATAAAAAAACTCAAAGAGCTCTTCGAGTAGTCTCACAAACAGCAAAACCTATAAATATATCTTTTTCGATAAATATATGGGCTAAGTACGTAGAGGATATTAACCAACTACTTGAAACTATAGTTAAGCTGTTTAACCCTTCCTTAGACTTCTCAACATCCCAAACAGTAACCACTAAAGCATTTATAGAGCAAATTACCGATAATTCAGTAGTAACTGTAGCTGACCAGGAAGATAGGATAGTCAGGAAGATGATAGTTATTACTGCGGAAGCGTATCTCTCTTATCCCAAATACCTTGTTACATCTACTGGGGAAATAGAGAAATATAATAATGAGGTTAAAATTGACGAAAATTTGTAAATTGGGAGCCCACCTCCTATAAATAACATAGAGGTATTAATAATGATTACAGTCCAAAATCTAACTAAACAAGGTCGAGAAATAATATTCTACGATGGAAAAGAGTATATCCACTATTGGATAAAGAGCCACGAGACTGTAACTATGCCTGATAGTTTCATTACCGATACGGTAACAGAACTTGCCCGTCGAAAGATCCTCCAAATAAAAAAAATTAACTAAATATGCCTACTTACTCAAGCCCTGGAAATTATGTAATCGAGAAAGATTTCTCAGAATACGCACCTGCCGTAAATTCATCTATTGCGGGTATTGTTGGATTTGCCTCTAAAGGTCCCGCAAATAAAGCTACTTTAATTACAAGTGCTTCTCAATTGTTAAAAACTTTCGGTGATACCGATGCTGTTGATGGGGGTCAAGGACTCTTAGCTGCTGTGGAAATACTATCCAAGACAAACGCAGTATACTATGTACGTGCCGAAGATGGCACAACAGCTACAGATGCCTCTGCTGCTGTTCTCTTTGGGTCATGTCCCGCTGTACAAGTTTCCGCAATCCCATTCAGCACAGAAGTAAGCTTTGCTTTCTCGTCTACGGATGAAGCCGGAACCTCTAACACGACTAATGGAGACGGATATATACTTACCCTAACCACCGGCGCTACCGACGCCGCCGCCGATGTTTTAGCAGCTCAATCTGCTATAGAAACAAATGACTGGGGCTGGACCGCGGTATCAGGTACAGATTCATCTAGCGTATACTTTGTTAACAACCATGCTGGAAAGGACGCAAATTTAACCGTTTCATCCACTCATGGGGCTCACCTAAGCCCTCTGGATTCATCAGGCAACGCCACTGCTGCTGGAGCCGCATCCCAAACTGCATCCGGTACAACCGCAGACATCACCACGAGCGGTGGTTCATATTTTGTGGAATCTCTGTATACCGGCGCAGGCTATAACGCCTCAGCGATTACTACTGTAAACGGTACAACAAATAAAGGTTTGAAGGTCGAAGTTAAATCCCATACGGGTAAAACATTCTCTGTGAATGTTGTAAACAATGGTACCATAGCTGAAGGCTGGCAATTGAATATGGAAAAAGATGGCGCTATTACGTTATTCCCTGAAGATGTTATTAACATTGGGGAGACTAATGCGGTATCCGAGTATATTAAAGCCTCCTTTAAGTCCGCCAATTCAAATGGCTATGACAATGTATGGACTCCTGCCACAACCTGGAAAGGAGGCATAACCGGAGTTGTTAAGTCCACCCTACAAAGTGGCTCTTCTGATGTCAACGCATCTCCTGCATTTATGAAATTGATTGATGGTACGTATTCATTAGCTGGAGGTAATAATGGTGACGCTGCCGGAGCTGCCTCTATTACAAGTACTGTAAAATCAGCTCTAATTGGTTCCGAAACTCTTAAGTCTGGAATCTATGCATTAGATGATGACTCGCTCAACATATCAATGGCATGTGTTCCTGGGATTACTCAACAGGACGTTCAAAACACTTTGATTACAATAGCCGAAGCTTCCCAAAACTTCTTAGCCGTTGTATCCCCTCCAGAAGGAATAACATCAGCTCAAAGCGCTATTAACTGGCACAATGGACAATACACAGGTAGATCCGCCGCAATTAATAGCAGCTATGCTGCTGTATATTGGCCGTGGCTAAAACAATACGACCCTGCAACTAGTACCGATATTTATCTAGATCCTGCTGCATACGCAATATCTATGATGTGCTACACCGACTCTGTCTCAGACCCTTGGTTCGCACCTGCTGGTCTCGTAAGAGGTAGATTAACTAAACCTACAGATGTAGAAGTTATCTTAAACCAAGGAGATAGAGACTCAATGTACCAACCTGGTAACGCGGTCAACCCAATTGCTAAGTTTGCCCAAGATGGCATTGTTATCTGGGGTCAAAGAACAGCTCAAAGAACGCCAAGTGCTCTTGATAGGATTAATGTACGTCGTATGATGATTGTTATCCGTAAGATGTTACTCTCGGCTACTAGAAGTATTATCTTCGAACCAAACGACCCTGTTACCTGGAACCGAGTTGTTCAACTGGTACAGCCAGCTATGGATGATATCAGACGTCGCAGAGGAATCACTCAATTTAGAGTAATCTGCGATGATACTACAAACACTCCTCTACGCGTAGATCGAAATGAACTATGGTGTAGAGTATTAATCAAACCTACTAAAACTGCAGAAGTTTTGGTGTTTGAGCTAAATCTAACTAACCAATCTGCCCAACTAGGAGTATAAGTCTATATACTACGGAGAATAACCAATGGCAAACGCATACTACGCAACACAAACAAATAGAACACTAAATTCTGGAGAGCTTCCAACACTCTCACATAATCTGGAATCTTTCCGCGCATACCAATGGGAGGTAGAAATTAACCTTCCTGCTGGAATGGACGGAGGTGAAACCCTAACTCTTGCAGCTAAGCAAGTATCCCAAGTCGCATTTACATCTGAAGATATAGTTGTTGATCGTGCTAACGATAAATACTTCTACCCAGGTAAGGTAACACCAGAGGAAATTACTATCACTTTTGATAATCTAGTAACAGGTGCAACTGCTGAGAAATTATTCGATTGGATGTCAAATACATATGACCCAATTCACGGAGTATTTACACCTCAGTTTATGAGTGGTCAGGGAGGATTTAAATCCCATATCCAAATCTACCAACTAGATAATGCTATGTTCCCTGTGAAGCATATTAACCTATACGGAGCTTACCCTAAAGCTTGGAAACTAGCTGAGTTTAATTACGGAACCAATGAGTTTCATTCAATTGAAGTTATTGTCCGCTACGACTTCGCAGTGCAATATGCAGGTCTAGATTAATATATTAATTAAATAAATATTCTATAATAGGATAGTTTCTTTAGAGGGACTATCCTATCTTATTTTAAACCATGAACTCTTTTCAATCTCTTTTAGACTCCTATAACGCTTTGCGTAAAAGGACGTATAAAATAACTTCTCTAAACTCTCTTCTTGAGATTGTAGGTAAGCGTGATGTAAACGCTCAAGGAGCTGGTGGACGTATGGCGGGGATATCCGATGAGAATATTAGAAAGATTAGAACGCAGTTTAACTCGATTGGAGATTATGCATCCGAATCAGAACAGCTAAAAACAGCTTTTGGACAAGCTCAACAACTTCCGGAGGATGCAAAGATACCTGAAACAGGATTATTTGTAGGCAAATCAAAAGACGGAAATTCCTTTAACTTTAGAGCAACTGCTACGTCTCCAGGACATACAGGGTCACTACCTGTCGACTTAAAGGATGATATTATCGCATATCTACAAGATGCAGAGGCGGGAGGAAAGTCTCATACTTCATTAGACAATGAAGCTGCTGCCGGAACATTAACAGACGATGCTGGAAATCCTTTAGACCCTGAAGCAATGGCGCGAGCGCAGGCTATTGCTGCACGGAATAATGAAATAGCCATGAAGATGGCTAAACTGGAAGCTGCTGGGATGATTCCAACTCCAGAGTTAGCGGACCCTCATGCTCTTATGGCTCCTATGCAGATATATCCTCCGGGTCATCCGTATAGAAGTTGTAGAACTATTTTAAATAGATTAATGGAGATATTTTTTAATCTCCCCAATCCAAGTGACGAACTATTAGATGAGGCTGTCCAGGAGTTACAGGAGGATACTATGGACATGCTGGACTGGTTGAGGGAGAATCAAAAAGCTTTAGATGAAGCATTGGAGACAGGTGGGTGTATACCAAAGGATCCTACTATTGAAAAACTTAGAGATAGATTTTATTTTGCTCATACTGTAGGAACTAGTTATTCTTTATCCTATGGAAACTACCAAGGACAAGGTACCGACCCTCCAAAGATGTCCGGTTTAATAGAAGGATTGTCAGACGACGAGCTAGAAGGTCATCCAGACTATAGTAACCCTAAATCTGGATTTAAAGGTCAGAAAGAGAATTCAGGCGCAGAAGGGGGAGCCGTAGCTTTAGGTAATTCTGCTCCTTTAGAAAAGCGCCACGAGAAAGCTTTAGATAGTCAGGGACGACCTTCTAAATTCGCGCAAAGAGCTCATAATCCCTTAGACCAAATAATGTCTAAATACAGAACAGTTGCATTATGCGACCATAGCGGAAACCCTACAACAGACAATTTATTTAAGGTAGACCATATTGATTCAGCATCTAATTTAGTATCTACCCTCTCAGAAAATTCTTCAGTACTTGCTAGTGTCCTACTTAATATTAAACATCTTGAAGATCAAGGAAGGGTTGAAGAAGCAAAAGAACTGAACAACAAACTAACTGAGGTTGTAGCAGCCTTAGTTGAGGCATGTGAAAAGTATGAAAAGGGAGTAACGGACCTATCTAAACATGTTAGAAATTATGAAGAGCTTAATAAAGGCATAATGCCTGGTAAGTCTTTAGCATTTGAAGCTGTTCAAAATGATATAGAAAGCAAAGTTGGCACAAAATTTGATGGAAGTAAAAAGTGTAAAAATCTTACTACGGAGATGCTGAAACGAGAATTAACTGCAAATCCCATACATAATGCAATAAGAGAGATGCATGAGAATGAAGAACATTCTTTTCAAGGTGAAGTTTCGATTACTATGGAACACCCTGATCCTCGCATTGGATCTATAAATAAGCTTACAGGTATCCAACCTCCGTTTAAAGGTGTGTATAACGTACCATATGCTACTAGATGCGTAGCTGATTCCCTCCTGCAATGTGATAGCCCTGAGGATATGGAATATTTTTTAATAAAACTAGGAATTAAAAAGGGAAGTGAAGATTGGATATTAGCAATGACACCCCAAGGTAGGAAAGGTAATATGAAATATATTTTACCTATATCTGATAAATATTATAGACAATTAGGATTTACTCAGCAAGGTATTGTAGATATGTCTGAATTAAAAAATACAGATTATGTAGCCCAATCTCTTTCTGAAAATTTAGGTGGTATCCCCGATGAAGGGCTAAAGAAAGAGCTTCAAGCAGCGGCAAAGGAAAGTATAGATAAATTTAATAATGACGCAGATGATGCGCTTGTTAGTCTCAACGACCCTAATTTACTAAAGGGAATAGCTAATCCTGAAGGCGACGACTTAAAAAAACAATCAGAGGTTGAGAAGAATACACTAATAACCGACCTAGAGAGTGTGTTTGAGGGTGGGATTTCTCCATCTGCTCCTTCTTATGGGCAAGCAATAACTATCAAAAAAGAGATAAAAGATTTACAAAAATTAAGAGAATCAGGAGATCCTACCTATGATTCTAAAGCCCGAGCTTTATCTTATAAAATAGCTGAGTTTCAGCAGCAGAGAGAAATAGATAACTTAAAGGATAGCGATCCTGAGAAGCATCGATTAATGGCTGGAAGACATCTTCGACAATCTCTAACCGTTGTAGGCTCAGGTCCTGGGGTTATAACTGTAAAGAATTCAGATTCTGCCGAAACTCATCAGGTAACACACAGGCAAGTAAGAAATGCAAACGCCGCGATTGCCTTTGCATACCTTACCGATAATAAGGAAATTCTGGAGGAGTTAGACTTAAACGGTCAAACTAAGTCATCTGCTAAAACTAAAAAAGGAAGAAAAAGCGGTAACTTACACGTAAAGCAATCACATTCTATACACGCACAAAGAATAGCACGACATGCTCCACAAGTAGACCAGTTACTTAAACATGCTCGTCTTGGGTAATTTAAGAATATCCTCTAATAAGTAGATATTAAACTTTCCCTTTATAAGAGCTCTCTCTTTCAGCTCAAACTTATGTTCGCATATTACTATATCCTTTTGCCTATCTTTCTTGTATATTAATAACCACGGCTTATTTCCTGCTCTTCCATCTCTTCTAGCCTGTTCTATGAACTTATAGAAATTACTCTTAGGGTTCCATAAATCTTCCATCTTTATCTCGTACCCTCTTTTAGCCTCTATTACAAATTTAAAATTTTCAGGAGTAATTAAGTCCCCATGAATCTGTAAATGCTTAGGAAGCTTATGGGTAGTAGCAAAAGCACCCGAGCCTGGAGTTCTAGAGAAATCTTTAGTATCAAATCTTATATTTAGTTTTTTAGCTAATTGCCTTTCATAGGCTGCTCCTTTTCGTTTGCCATTAACACGAGGCTTAACATAAAAATCATTTTCTAATTTTAGCAAATCATTTGGGTCTTTTTTAGGTGACATACACTATAATAGAGGGTGGAAACTAAAAATAAAGTTATTCTAGCCACATTCGATCCTGATAAGATCAATTGGAAATTCAAAGTAAAACAATCAAACAGACGTATGAAATTATATATTAAAATGACCAAAGCCGAAACTTCCCAATGGGACCAACTTCGGAAAGCCGCTAAGCCTCCTGAGATGTGCGATAACGAGTTCGCTAAAATCCTTTTTTATAGGGGGATTGATGCCTTTATGACTCAGATGACAGAGATGGTAAACAGCATGTCTGACGAAGAAAAAGAAAAGATATTCGAAGAGGTTGGTATGGAAGTTCCCGAAGAACTTAAAGAACCCACCCGCGAAGAGCTAGCAGCTCTAGGAACTATAGATTCAGAAACTTCTAATACAGAAGAAGATGCCTAGAACGATTAAAAGATTAGACAAGGAAAGTATCCTTAATAATATCTTCCGTCGTAAGAAAGAAGAAAATTTTAATGTACTCTATTATTCCCTGTGGGACAAACATTCAGATAATCTATTAGAGCATTTGGATAAATGGGTAACACAGGAAGGAGACGAAACTTTGTATATCGTCAACAGTTGGGATCTTCCCCATTCCTTTGTAGCCTATAACGTTACTCAAGTTCCATGTCTTATCCAAGCTATAAGAGGACGTATCCGTAAAACCGAATACTTACCTTATATTTATAAGAGCTTTAAAAATCAGAATCGGGCTTAGACCCGGTTTTAAGATAGTCTGGAGTTCGTAGCTCTTGGTACTTCTTAATTTTCTCTTGATACTTTTTGTTCTTAGTATACATTAGTTTAAGATTAT